GTAATATCAATCGTACTAAATTTTGCTCTATCAGGAACACCGTCGATTGTAGTAACACAACTTATATCAACAACAATAAAATAATCATTTGTATTAGTACTTGGATTTATTGGTAATTAGGTAAAAAATAAACTTACCGCGGGAATTTGGCCTAATGAGCTCGCGGCACCTCCACCATCTAATCCGGTTCCTGATGATGCTAGTGACTTAGCAAGACCAAAATCGTTAATAAACGATGCAGCATCGAGATCACCTGTTGTAAAATTCGTCAGCCTTGTACTAATTCTGTCATCAACTGCGGCTGCAGTTAATACACTTGTATCGTTATCAGCAAATGTACTACCACCTAATTGTTTAGCTGTTGTTGCTAAATTTGCCACTGTTAAATCAGGCAAACGAGCATTTGGCAATGTGCCTGTATTTACATTTTGTATATTAAAGGTATGTTGTACATTGAATTCGCCTGATGGTGATTCAGATTTTGTAACAGTAATCGCGCTATTGGTTGCGTTAATAAAGTCTACTTTTTTGCCAGTAGCAACGGAAACTTCACCACTGTTATTAATCTTTAACTTCCAGCTATTATAATCATCTACTGTAGCTATACGATCATCTACATATTTTCTAGGTGCAGCATGTTTTTCTTGTGCTGCAGATGGACTTGCGATATACGTAAGTAAAGGAACTGTTACGTTTCCAGTAAAAGTAGGACTCGCTGCAGGAGCTCCTGCAGTATTAATGGCATTTATTGCTATAGCTAAATCTTCTGTGTCTTCTGCAATAAGATTAGTATATTTTCTCCAATCGTTGAAAGAACTACTCGTGGTTATTCCAGCTCTAGAAGATCCGATGTCTCCTGAAGTAATAGTAAACGCACTTGGTGTTGATATACTTGTGATTGCCATAATTCTATTTATCTAATTTTACGATAAGTTTTCCTAACATATCTTTCAATTCTAAAACTTCTGTTTTTAAATCGTCAAATTCTTTTTCTTTTAATTTCGCTAATCTTCTTCTTTCTAAAGCTTTGTTGTAACCTTTGTTATCTGTATTTATAATTGCTTTAGAATGCTGATCTCTTACTAAATTTGAGTGTCCTTCTACTTTTATCATACTGTTGCAATTGCTCTGAAGTCACTTACTCTTGGTACGTAAGCAGGGTTACTACTCAACATGACTATTTTAATTTGAAACTCTTCAATCATAGCTGTAGGGTTAAATTCTACCTCGATTTCTCTAAATGATTTGGGGTTTGTAGATGTCGAAGAACTAGGCACACTGAGTTGTGTAAAGCTACCATTGCTTGAACTTCTAGCGTATACTTCAATTCTTGCTGCAGCATTTGGTCGATTAACATTTAGATACATTGATACTTTATCGGCAGGCTGTTCTAATTTAACAAGTCGAGTAATGTATCGTGCACTTGCATTACCGTGTGTGCCGGCGGTTTCGTTAGTGATATCGTTATTCACTTGGTTGTCTATTGTTACAAGAGATAAACGATCTAAGTCAAGAATTGGTGTAATAAACTTATTTCTCGTTGTGAGTTCTGCTTTGAGTTTTACATCACTTGGTATTCCTACTGTTATCTGCTCTGTAAAATATAGTGTCTGATTAGGAGATATAGAGTAACTTCTGAATCCAGTACTGCTGTTTATTTCTACTACAAATTTTACGCTTGCATTAGGAAGAGTAATTCTTTCCGCCTGTAATCTTATTGCAGTAAACGAAAGTTTAGAAGAACTGCTGATTCCTTGAGGAAGAACAGTAGCTAGATTTCCTGTTCCAGTTTCTGTAACATTTCCAGGACCTGTAGACCGCGTTCTACTTATTTCAGCGTCAGTCATAAATACGTGACTTCTTAGTGTGTATTTAATATCTCTATCTTGCATTGGTGTCCATGTAGATGCGTTAGCGCTCTTCAATGCTACACCAATCTCTGGTTGTTTATCAATTTTTTTACCAGTAACAAGATCGTTATCTCCAAGTTTTCCTAACCATATACGATTAAGCGTTGACTTTCCTCTTACGATAAACGCGTATTCTTGATCAGGTTGCAAGTACAATGGCGCATTAAAGGTAAATGTAGTAGATGCTGATGAGTCATTACTAATATTAATATTTGCCGCGGCGACTGTTGTTTCACCAAATGGCAATATTGCCGTTGTTGGAACTCCATTTTCAGCTGTTACAACTTGAATATTAACTGCTTCACTAGGATGCTTTGCTTGAAAGAATAGATCTATTTCTTTTAAGAATATACCATCTTTATTATTAGCATCGCTTAATTTAAATGTTTGCGCGATTGGATCTTCATCATCGTCATCATCGTCAGGAAACCAAACTTGAGGTGGAGGTGGAGGGGTTATCGAAGTATCACCTACTACTACACCAATATTCATATTATACTGGTTAAGAGTAAGCGTCATTGTTTCGGCACCTTCAGTATCTGCGTCGTTTAAGAATGTAAATGTTTGAGTAGAAATGCCATTTGCTCCAACAGTAAAGTTACCTGTCAGCGATCCTCCACTAATATCTGCAGATTGTATTCCTGTTAATGTATAAGGCACCAACGTATTTGCTGCTATATGTGTGGTTGTTAAAGTAATTACTACACTTGCACCTTCGTTTACTCTAGCAGCACTCCTTGAAAGTAATAATGTAGGTACTGGATCAGGAATAGTTACTGTTCCAATAACTTCATCTGTCTGTATAGTTGTTACTTCTTCTCGTGTATTTACGTCAACACTTGTTCTACTAAGTGTTCGTGCATCAGCAGTTCTATCTTGAATAAAGTTAACTTTTCGTGTGCTTACAATTGTATTTTCTGTACTAGTCAATAAACCTCTAGCTGAATACACAGCTTTCGCAAAAGTAGTTGAAAAGCGATCATCCGTTCCATCTGAGTGATCACTTATCTTAAATGTTCTATCGCCAGTCCTAAAACGACTAATTGCGTTATCGGGAATAATAAAGTACCCTTCGATTGTTCCGAAAGAATCTGTAACTAATTCTTTAGATGCATCACCCGTTAACGCGAATGCTTCAGTAGCTGAAAGATCAAAAAATTCTAATCTGTCGGGCTGTCCTAGTTTTCTATACTTTCTATCTTCAAAATTATGAGTGGCTGAAGATCCCATTCCAGAAACACCAATTTTTGTGCAATAACTTGTAACGTTTGTTTCATCGAAATACGCGTACAATTTGGTATTAGGCTTCATATTAATACCTTTAAAGTAAAGTCTGCGAGAACGAATGAATGGTACAAATCCTACGTCTACTATTCTGTCGCCCAAATCTTCAGTAATTACCGAAGTATCAAGTTCTGTTCTTATTCCACTTCTTGTTTGTTCAGTGTGTATAACGTCAACCGTTGTGGTTTGAGTTGTTTTTACCTGATCTTCAACAGTCCTTTGTATAGTATCAATCGTCTTTGGTCGTGTGCCTTCATTTTGGAAAGTAGTCTGTGACACTAGTCTATTTTCATTCGTAGTAACACTTGTTGATGAAGAACTAACCTTGCCGGACCAATTGGTTTCCCATTCGTTCCATTCACTTTCCAGCGCACCAGATTCATTTGCTAAAAATTCAATTGCATCTGCGTTACCATTAAAATTTATTACTACATCAGGCCTTCTTCGCACTTCTTTCCAATCATCTGAAGAAGGTGAAATTTCCAAATTGCCTCGATACGTTACTACATCATAAGGCATTATACTTTCGTGCACTGAACCTTTATCTTGTACAATTAAATCTTGCGTAGCAATTGAAGGCAGTCTTATTAAATCTTCTGTCTGAGCTGAATCTGGTAAATTAAAAGAAACGTTGTTCATTTTAAAAGAAGGTCTTAACGTTCCTTCTTTACTATCAATCGCACACTTATATCCTGAATCCAGTACATCACCGATGTTGTGTCCAGAAAAGCTATCAACAATCATCCCTGCTTTAAATCTTTCGCCATTAGCGTCAAATATGTTTTTGTCAGCAGCTTCTTTTTCTAAAAGAGATAGTGATGTATAATACTCTAATTGTTTTACCTTTTTATCAATCTTTCCGATATCTCTCATTGTATATCTACGATGATCAATATAGTCTACCTTTATTCTTCCTGCATCAAAAGTGTATGCATTCAAATATATGTTATAAAGTGCCATTGACTTTTTAGGCGCATCTGGAACAGCAGGATTTAAAGCGGCCTGCCCTTTGTTAATACCAAATTTTCCGTCCGTAGTGACAATAAGCTGATCAATTCTAGGAAGAAAGTAATTTATAGTACTTGTTATAACACTATTAGCATCAAGCGAAACAGTACTACCTGCGGCAGGAGTTCTAAAATCTAAAACATCTGTCAACCTTCTTCCGTCGAATGAAGGTATTTTTTCGTAATCAAACGTATTAGGATATGAATTCCTAGAAAAATATTGATTTGAAGAACTGGAATGTGTAAAGTGTTTAAAGTTTATTGTAATGGTGCCAGCCAAAGTAGCGCTACCAGTATATGTCAATGTTCCATTTTCGTACGACCCTTGTCTTTGACCGTTATCAAGTTCAAAGTTAGATAGCAAAACACCAGTTCCAGCTACACCTGAAATAGTATCAGCCGCGGCATTAGATGTAATGCTTGTAATTTCAATGATATCCTTTTGGCTTAAAGCAATTGTTGTTCCAGCAGAAGGTGCTACCGATGTTACAGAAGCAGATACCTCAGTTTTAGTTCCAAGATTATACGTGTCTTTTACTGTTGCGTAGATATCAAGTGCATCGCTCCCTGTAACCGCACTTCCAAATGTTAATGATACGCCAGTTCCACTAGGCACTGCACTAACAACTGGCAATAAGGCATTTGTCGTGGTATTTAAAACTATATAATCGCTAATATCATTACTATAAAAAGTTTCGCTTCCTCCAGAATTAAGGGTTTGAGTTGCTGATGCAGTGGCGCTTAGATCAAACCTTTTACGTATACTAAAAGTAGTCGCACTCGAATTTACATTAGAAACAGCTATTCTTGGCAAAGGTACTATGGTGTTATTTGAACCACCGAATAAGTGTCGCTTAAAGGTGTTTGTCTGTCCACCTAAAGCAGTGAAGTTAAATGTTGTAGCAGTATTAGTTCCTACTGCCAATCTTCCGGCACCTTTTACATCTGCAAGAGTAGTTGATCCTGTTAAAGAAAAATACAGTCTATACTTATCGCCAGAAACATATTCTAAATTATTAAATGTTACGTTATTAGTAGTATCTGTGCCATCTCCTGCTAATATGTTTAGTGCAGATCCAAAGGCAGGTAAAACATTATTTGCACCTGTCCAATTAACCTGTCCTTCTACATATGTTCCTTGGCCAGTTGATGTATGAACTACTTCATTTATCTCTTCATCCCTTGCCTTAGACGCAACGATTTCTTTACGATTTAAAATTTCTACGCGGTAACCTTCAACATAAGCAACAGAAGGTTCGATACCAATAGCGTATTGTGATTTAAGCTTTGCTATTTCAGAGCTTGACGTTGATGTAAATCTTCCTCGATTATTACCATCGTTATGTGCTTCACGTATATCAATAACAAATGGGTTTAAACAATAATTTCCACTCTCTTCGTGTGTTCTTTTTGCTAAAACCGGCGCGAAGCGATTAGTTTCTGGATTGTACTTTGGAACTACTGGCGTAATTTCTTTACCGTTTTCAAGCTTTAGTAAAGTTACAAATTTAGATGTTTCTGTAGCTGAAACTGTTGTTGGAAAAACTTTATTTGTATTGAAAGGCAAATCAAGATATCCAGCTTGGTCTGAGGTCAAAACTGGTGTCAATGATATTTTGTAACGATCGCCACCAGGCGCTTGTTCGTTAGGTGTGCCAGTAGCGTTATCTAAAAGACTAGAATCACTAGTAAACGTTACAATACTCTGATCTGATTTAAATGATATATTGCCAGTAATAGGTGTTTTTGTTTGAGGATTTTCGATCAATGTTTCTTGATCTACTGTCTTTACAAAGTGCCCATCTATAAAATAAACACCTTCATTAGCTTTAATGCGTGTGCACTTTCCAACTTTATCAACTGTTCCCAATATCCCATTAGTAGCAACCTTCGTGCTTAATGATGCATCAGCTATAAGTGAGTTTGTTCTTAAAGATGTTCCTATATCAAACTTGTTGTGTTGTGCTGTAGACTTAGTGTATCTAAGGAATAATCGATATTTTGTTTCTGTGTCTGTTTCTGATAATACTTCTAATGCTAATACATCGGCCTGTACTTCTTTCGCGTCTCCTGCATTTTGAATAGTTGTATTTTCTTGAACATATACACCTCTGCCACCTATGGTATTAGTATTGATTAGTTGATTTAAATAATTTAAAACTGTTGCAGCAGTATTGATAGGTGTTGATGTGCTTACGCGTAGATCAGTATCAGTAAATACAACATCAATAAAACTAACATTACTATCTATGCTTACACCACCATTGATTACAGGAGAGCCCTCTTCAAAAAAGTGCCCGCCCACTCTATTTACTTGATCTTGTAATTGTGTCTGTAAAGTATTTAACTCCCGTGCTTGGACAGAAATGCCTGGTTTAAAAAGAACCTTTAAGAATCCTTTATTCTCATCATAATCGTCGTGATAAGGAGCTACTGAGTATGTTGTTGTATTTAGAGACATAATTTAAAACTGTAGTATAATTCTTGCTTTTTCTGTTTGAGATCCTGTACGTGTAATTCCAGTACGATTTTCTAAAAATATTACTTCGCCGGTATTTTCGTTATGCTCTGCAGCAACAGTTCCATTTACTGTTATTGCACTTGATTGTAATACATCAGACGAGTTGTATATTGATATTGTTCCAGAGGACGGTAGCACATTCTGTGTAGATCCCTTTGTTGTACCACTTGAAGTTCTTGAATGCACGTTGTTTTGATGATAGTAAATGTTATTTCCAACAATTTTATCGATCCACGCTTGTTGTCCTGGTGATGCGTTAAATTTCAAATACCAACCTTCAGTGGTTGCGCCAGAAGAAGGTGTAAACCCAGTCATTCCACCAGTAGTAGTTAATTGTTTAAGCGAATCCATTGTTTCAATCGTAGTATCTCCTGTGTCAGCAGTCCTTGTAGGATTTTTAACAAGCGTAACTTGTCTAAACGATGTATCTGTTAATGCGTCACCAGTAGTACCAGTTACGAAATCATAAGACAAACCAAGATAAAACGGAGGAAACACATCTAGGTTTCCAGTACGGTCTCGTGTGAATGCGCTGGTTGTATCATCTACCGCGAATCCTAGTGGAGGTCCAATTAAAGGTTCAATCACTGCTGTAGCAGTAGGGTTACCTGCACCTGTAATTTGCAAGCTTGCATCTTTAATACCAAGGCCACCAGCTCCACTTAATCCATTGTTGTTCGTACCTTCTGCACCAACACCAATGCCTTGAAAATCTGCTAAATTTAAACTATTCCCGGAAGTATCTTGAACATTTGTAATCACGCCTGAACTATTGGTTTTTACCGTTAACTGCACCACTGCGCCAGTAGTACCATCTACACGAGTAAATGATAATGTTGCTGCAGCTGCACTTTGGCTAGCGGTATAACCTGTTCCTCCGCTTATAATTTTAAACCCGTACAAAAGACCTGCACTGTTTTTATTAGCGTTTTGACGAGCGGTCGCGTCTGTTAGGTTTCCAGGTATTTGTAAAAAGGTGAGAGATTCATAAAAATCAGCGGATGTACTTAAATCACCAACATTAACCCAGATGTAATTATCAGTTCCGGTGTTTTCACCAGGTATACCTATTGTCGATGAGACTGTAGGATTATTAGTTGTGTTTGATACTGTGACTCCGTCGCCACTTCCGTTAGATAAACAAAGATACAGTTTATTTTCATAATGCGCGTAACAACCTCTTTGGCTCGCGGAAGCGTTAAAACATGTAGGATCTGAGCTATCATACCTTTTGAATTGAACACCACTTTGCCAAAGCTGATTTGTTTTAGGAACTAATCGAAATATTTTATTATTTTCTATACGAGCAAGAGTCATTAGGTTCTGCAGTGCTTCTTTTCTTTCGTATTCGCTACCTGTTGGAACTGGTGCGGTGTCGGTCGAATTCCACGGGTCTGATTTGCCTAAACCGATAAAGTAACCAGTTTCAGTTGCTGTTTTAGTCGCAGTCATTTGATCTATTAACAGCTCAACCTGGCTTCTTCGAAAATCATCTGTTATAATTGCATTTGCCATAAT